GCAAATATCGCCGCACGGTCGCCGTGTTCCCAAGCGCGACGATCCCCGCCGTTGGAGTCACGCTCGCATTGATCGAACCGCTCGTCGCGCCGCTCAAATCCGCGAACGAACCATTGGCGTTCACCTCCGCGTGTTGCACCTTAAGTGTTACCGTGCCATTACTCGAAAAGAGTTGATAGCACAAGTACCCACCGCGCGTCGTCGCTGCTCCAGCGTCGTCCACGCCTGTGGATGAATTGATCGCTGTCTCCGCGCCCTTGGCGTGAAGCAGCACGCCCCACGGATTGACGTATGCAATAGCCGCCGCGACCGCGTTCGCCTCTCCGAACGGAATAGACGCGACAATTCTCCCGCCATCTTCTTGCGCTTGGTAGCCCAACTGCGTGAACTCGCCTACGTAAGCCGGGTCTCCGTTGACGGGCTCGGCGCGAATCCCGAACACGACCATCACCACGCGCTTGACGCCCGCACCGCTCGCGACGACGTGCAAGCCGAGCGTCGCGGTGTTGTCGAAGAAGCCGTTGAGCGAGCCAACGCCGAGGGAAACTTGGTCAGCGAGCGCGTTCCTGACCTCATCCAAAAGTGCCGCGTCGGTTGGCGCATCGAACTCGCATTTGAGTGTTTCGACTTTGCGGAGATAGCCACTCAGATCGTAGCCATCGGCGTAGAAACGCAGCCAGCGTTGAGTTGTTCTGCCTGTCGCCATCACGCCCCCTTCTTGCGCCGCGCGAGCGCCTTGCCTGCCAGAGTTGCCTCTGTATCATCCACGCCGTCTACTAGATCAATCAGTCCGGCTGTCGGTGGAGGAACCGGTTCTGGCGCGGCGGTGTTTGGCTCGTCGGCAATCGCCCCGGCAACAATTGCCATCTGATTGGCGATCAAATCTTGTGCGAGTTCTGTCTCCACGTCCACTGTCTGACCAATTCGCGCGTTGAAATCGCCGCGTGAGACAGAAACCAGCATCGTGATTTTCATTGTGTCAACTCCAGGTCCGCGCTGATCGTAAACTGATAGCCGATGGTTGGGTTGTCTTCCCCGTATTCGAGTTTGCCGAATTGAAAAGAGATTTGTGTGATCATCATCACGGTGCCGCTCAGCGTCGGATTGTCGCGCAGTGCGTCCAGAAACGAATTGCGATATGCCATCGCGTTGGCAATTGCCGTCGGCAGATTCTGGCGCGTCAAATGCAACTCCGAGACGATTGTCGCGGTTTGCCGCGCAAACGTGTCGCTGTACATATCGTCAATGTAAACCGTGCCGGTGCCTTCGTATGTCACCGCGAACGGGAATTGATTGATTGACTCCGGCGGCGTGTCGGGCGCGGCTTTGATGCCGCTGATCGTCAGCCAGGTGTCTTGCACGGCACGAATGGCGCTGGTAATGTCCATACGTTAGATGTCCGCTCAGTGCGGTCCAAGTTTGAACGGTGCGAGTATCAGTTCAACCTCTGGGTCGAGTTTCTTGGTGTGCGTCAGTTGTCCCAACTCGACGATTGCGCCGGTATCGGCATACGCGTTCTGTCCGCGCTTGAACCAACGCACCGCTTGAATGATCGCCGCGCGGTTGATGGTGCCGGGCGTACTGGTTGCATAGCCGAACTTGCCCGTGATCCGCACCGCTTTGGGATACGCGCACCACACCGCTTTCGAGCCGTAGAGTGTGTCAATGACCGCGTGCGTGTACGGCTTGCCATCATCCGCCGCGTTGAGCGGATAGAGGATGTAATCGGTTGCCGCCCAAGTCGTCAACGTGTTCAAGTCACCCGTCTCGGCAACCTGGACGCTTGTCGGCGCGGCGGCAAGTTCACCGGTGGACAGTCGTTGCTTGCCGTTACCGTCGAAATAGCGCACGGTATCCCTGGAGATCGCAAACGCGCCGGGCTTGCGACGCAAGTATTGGTCAATCATCCGAGACGCTTGCTCGGCGAGTGTGGCGAGAAGCGTGTCGTAACTCGTGCCCCAGTTCCCATCCGGCATCGCGGCTTTGATTTCGGCGGCAGTGCAGTAGGCGGTCGTCGCGCCGACGCCATAGTACGCGGCTTGCGTTCTGACGTTTGAATCGTATATCGCGGGCGTTGCGCCTGCACACAGACGCACACTGATCTCGTACAGACCGGCTGCCAACACTGCCGGAAAATCGGCGGTGTAAATGCCCGTGCCATCCTGTTCTGTCAGCGGGATGGCATAAGCCGCCCAACTTGCGGCAGCAATCGTCGCCAGCGTCGCCGTGCCATCATAGATTCTACCGGACTGCGAAACGAGCGCGTAGAGAACCTTTCCTGTAACGGCATAATCGAAGAAAATCTTCTCGACGGTTGCAACATTGTTGAATGCCGGGTCTAGTGTGACGCTCGAACCATCCCAATACACCGCTAACGCGCGGGCGACAGGATCGGTCGTGGCGGGCGTTGCGCCAGCACGCGTGCGGATACTGATGTTGTAGACTCCCGCCGGAATTGCCGGTGGGAAATCCGCCGAATAGATGCCCGTCGCGTCGTACTCAGTCAGCGCGCGGTCGTAGGTATCCCAGTTCGCGGCGGCGATTGTCTCGAACGCCGAGCCATTCCACATCTGCGCTGTTTTGTCTGCGATCAGCGCGTAGAGATTCAGCCCGGTTTCGCCCGCATCGTGAAAAATTTGGTTTGCCATCGCCTTCCCACACACAGCCCGAATCGGTCTGGTTTTCCAAGCCGCGCGGTTGGCGCGGCTTGGAATCTGCGTGCGTTAGTTGTTGCTGCGCGAAATTTCGATGACACGCGTCCCGTCACTCCAGATGCACAGCGTATCATATTGTCCCAACGTCGCGTTGCCTGCCAGCACCTGATTGCCGGTGTCTTGAATCAAGATCGCGTTTGCCGATGTATTGTAGAAGCACGCATACACGCCAGCCAGCGGAATCGCGAGGGTCGGCGTGACCTCGCCTGCCGCCGTCAGGGTGTTGATGGTCGCGGTTGCCGTGATCGGGTTGCCGTCGGTTGCCGTGATCGTCGAACTCGCAGTGATCTTGTTCAGCGCTGCCGCCAGCGTTGTCGCGCCGCCAACCGTCATATTGCCCGACGCTCCATTGACCGCCCACTTTTGCGTCGTCCCTTGATCGGAGTAAAGCGTGATGCTCGCGCCTTCCCACGCCTCGACACAGTTGGTCTCGCCAGCGTCGCACAGGATCGCCGTCCGCATCCGCGCAAAGCCCGGCGCGGCGGCGACCAGCAACGCGACAATGAGCAAGAGTGCGGACACCGCCAGGCAGCGTTTGAGGTTTGTCGTTGCATTCATATTTCCAACTCCTTACGTTCGTTCGGCTTTCGGCGGTCAGCCGTTGTGCCGATGACTGACCGCCGAGATCGAACACTTAGATGTTGTACGCGACGGCTGCCGCATCGGTATCGTAGTACCCGAGCCCAAGCCGCAGACTGGCGACCACTTTGGTCGTGTCGGAGTCCGGGACGCGTTGCGTCTCGAACTTCATCCGACGCTTCCAGCGCAATTGCCATTGATCGGGGCGGAGCAGCACCCCGCGCCCGAGCGTGTTGTTGCCTTCGGTGCCGTGGCGAATCCCCGTCGCCTGCGCTTTCTTGACGCCGACGCTGGGATACCACTTGACGCCAAAGATCGGAATGCCGCCGTCCGGCAGCGCGCCCTTGGCAATAGTGGCGTATTGTTCGCCCGCGTTCGCGACGGTGAGCAAGTCGCTCATCGCGAGCAACTTCCACCACGTCGAGTAATCGCAGAACGCAAAGCACTTGGTCGGGTCTTCCGCGACGTACTGTCCATCCGTGCCGAGCAGTTGGTAGAGTTGGTTGATCTTGGTCGAACTGATCGCCGCGCCCATGTCTTTCGCGTTCGCCGTGTTGGTCTTGAGCCCCAAGCGAACCAAGCCCTTGAACACGGTATAGTCCGCGCTGGCAACGGGCGTGCCGTTGCCGTTGATGTTGTCCGTTGCCGCCGTGTCGTCGGCGTTGAACAGGACAAAGTCGAGTTCCTCCGGCAATTGGCGTTCGAGTTGCTGGCGGGCGTTGGGAATCGCGTCAATGATTGAGTCCTCGTCCAACTCACCCGCGACAGTGCCTTTTGCGCCAAGTTTTCCGATGGTGATGATGCGCTGTCCGGTACCGATCTTGCTCGTGGTGACGGTGGGCAGGACTTCCTTGCTGGTGCCGTCCTCGCTCGCGGCTTGCGCCATGTTGTAGAAGGTAAAGTCGGTGCTTTCGAGCGGGATGGTTTCGGATTCCCAGCCCTTGGGAATTTCTTGTTGCGGTAGAACGGCGAGCAGGCGCGAGGCACCGCGCACTTTGAGCCACAGTTGGGTCGAGACGTTGGAGAAGACCCACTCGTCGCCATAGGACGCGAGCGTGGATTGCATCACCTCGTTCGCCTTGAACGCGGCTTCCGCCATCGCCTTCATCTCGTACTCGCCGCGTTTTTCGTCCGCCGCGAACGATTTGACCGCGAGCGCGCGCAAGAGTTCTTCGTCGGGACCTTGCGAGCGCCCGATCATTTTTGCCTCGGCGCGCAGCATCGCGAGAAACGCGAGGTCTTCGGGCAGCATCGCGTCGTACTTGCTGTAGACGGTGATGCGTCCGCCCTCCGCTTTGCCCGCAAAGGGCAGGCGGCGATTTTGAATCGCGAGTTGCTTGAGTTCTTCCTGGACGCGGGCTGCCACCGCCGCGTCAAAACTTGCCTTGGCAGCGGACTCTGCCTCCGCCTTGGCTTTTGCTTCCTCGTCGCGGTGCGCGATTTGCTCCGCAACGATTCGAGCGATTTGTTGTTCGTCCATTTCAGTTGCCTCCTGATGATTTGTACCGAGCGCGTGCTCGTCCGTTGCGGAGGTCGCGCTGGCTTTTGCCGCAAGCGTCTTGTCCTCGCTTGCCTCTGGCAATCGCAGGTTGACTCCGATGGATTTGTACACCGCCGTAAATTCTTCGATGCTCTTGAAGTGCGCTCCGGGCATACGCTTTTCCGCCGGAGAAGGCGTGAGCGTTACGCCAAAGAGCGCCCAGGTCTTGACCCAATTCGTGCCGTTCTCTTGCTTGACTCGCCGGACATACTGCGGGACTGAATCGCTCGACGATTTGAGTTCACGCCCGGCGATCAACCGGCTGATCGCAGTGAAATACTTGTGGCTCTTGTCGAGTTCGGCTTCGTACCATTTTCCGATGTCGTCTTCGCCCATTGCGTCAATTTTTCCAATGACGGGAATGTCGCGTGTCTTTTTCTCCATGCCGTGATGGTAGGTGAGTGGACGTGGCAAGCCGATCTCATTGTCCCAAAAGTCTGTTTCGCGCGTGAAATAGTCACGCTGCGCGGACAAGTCGGGTTGCAGGGGACTACCCCACAGCACGGCATAGTCGCGAATCCGCGTTGTGCTGTTGCCTACAAACTTGCAGTGGGGCAATTGCTTCGCGGCATCGCCCGCCGGTATCTCGGCGATTGTCGCGATGGCTTCGGCGATCTGCTCAACGAGTTCTCCTGTTTGCTTGGCGATGAACGAATCGCAAACCCACTCGGGTTTTGCGAAAAATTGGTATTGTTTGCAAACGCCGCCATTGGGGTACGCTGTCAGTTGAGCGCCATCGGCGGCTTGCTCTACAGCCCCGAAATGAGCGCACGCCACGCATGCGTGCGCGTCTCGCTCGCGCAGGTTCGGCGCGTCAGTAATTGTTTTTACCGCGCTCGGTGTGCCTTGTGCGGCGGAGTTCGCCGGAGTTCCCGCCTTGCCCGCGTTCGCTTGCAATTCCTCCAACTTTTTCTCCGCGTCCGCGCGCGTCTCAAATCCCGTGTCGCCGTCCTCTGGCGTGTCCGAATCTTTTGGCACGACGTAGAATTTGCCGTCGCGCTCGATGATGTGCCAATCCATAAGCCCTCCTGGTTTCCGATTCGCGCCAATGCGCGCTTAGACGAACTTGCCGAGCGCGCTCCGGGCGCGTTCGATGTTCGGATCAGACGATCCCAGACGCCGACTTGCCGCGTCGCACAGTTCGGTTGTCGCCGCAATGAGTTCAGCCAGCGCATCCGGTTCGGGCGCGGGCTGGACGGGCGAGGCACCCTCGGTTACCGGAACGACGCGTTCGGTTTGTTCTGTTTGCACTTCTTCGTTTCCTGCGGCACCCTTTGGTTTTGCCATTCGTGAACCTCCTGCCGCGTGATGCGGCAAAATAAAAAACACCGATTCGTGTCTCATAGAGAAACAAGAATCGGCGTCATGAAAACGCAACGGATATTCGATTGGGTAAGCGCCAATCTTTGCAGTCAGTTGCAAAAGCGGCGTCTGTACGACTCACGCACGGAATCACGTCCGGCGGATCGCTTGCTCCGCGTAAGAGTTGTCAGACATCGCGACCCCCAGCAGCGGGATGATGTTCGTATGCCTCTCCCCGTTGTGCCGCGAGGCGATCTCGACATACCAACCCGTCGGTGCTTGCACGAGTGTCGCGAACGGAAGTCCGCAGCACGCGCACCGCAACGGGATTCGTAGAACGGGGGTTTGGGTTGGCTCCATTATACCACAAATTTCCTGATTTTCAACAATGTATTTTTTCGCCGCGCTACAATCCGATGCGCTTGAATGTATCTTTCAGCACTGCCTCGACGATCCGCCCGACTTCGCTCAGTTTCGCGCGCGCCACGTCGCTCAGTTTTTTCCAGCCGATTTTCGCCATCACGCTCGATTGCTGCTCACCGACGACGTAAGGAGCATACGACACGGGGTTGCCGATGCGAACGACGAGACTGCCTGGACTAGTAACCTCGCCGAGCGAGTAAAAGTGCGAGCCAAGTTTTTCCGAATTGTGCAGATTACGCGTCGCGCGCACGCTCACGCCCACGCCCTCGGAGCGCTTTTGCTTGCGCCCCGCCGAAACCTCACGCCCAACGCCGCGCTTCCAGTATGGCACCGGCGGACGATTGCCGGGACCTTCGGGCGGATATTGCCGCAAGCCGCGCGTATTGAGAATGCGATCGCCGATGAGCGTCGCTGAATCACGCAACGCGTTTTGAATCGCCACGGGCGCGCGCTGCATTGCCGTTTCGAGTTCTTTCAGCCCCTTGACTTTGACCGTCAGTGTAACTGCCATTGCCCCCGTTCCTTGCGCCAAGCGATTAAACTTACAACCGCAAAGTCGTGCATCGTGCGTGACCGCGCTTCAGGTGCGGAGGTCTCGCCCTGTCCAGCACCTGCAACCTGGATGACGCGGTGGTCCGTCAAACCACTCCCCTTTGCTGTAGAACTGTTTGCCTGCGCTAATCTCTGTGCCGTTCAATGGTCCGCACAGAGGACAGACGAGCGAATCGTTATTCGTGTACCAAATCCGCACGATCTTGAGCGACGGATAGGCATCCTGCAACCCCCGGGTCAATATGCGCTCGCCATTCGCGAACGCGCTCGTCGTTTCAGTGATCGCAATCCGCGCGGCGCGCTGCTCGCTGAACGGCAGAACATCCATCAAATCGCGCAAAGTTGCGCCAGGGGTTTCAATCCACGTTGCAGTCTCGTTGCGAATGACGCGACGAGTTGTTGCGTTGATGCGCGTCACCTGCCGCGCGCCATATTTGCGCGCCCAGTCCGCCGCCTCGGAATTGGTCAGCGTATCGTCGAAGATGACGTTGAATCGTTTCGCCGTCCAAGCATTGTTGAGTTGCGCGCTCCGCCGCGCGTTGCGCGTGTAAAAGTCTACCAGGCGTGCCCGCAGTAGCAAATCTTCCTTTTCCCAAAAATCGTCGTCAAGCAAATCGGCGAACGGATCGGCTTTGCGCTCGACGCTTAGAGCGCGCGCTTGAATTGCATCGCGGATGCGCCGCGCTTGCGCCGCGAAGAACGCTTGCATGACCAGAAACAGCGATCTCTCGGCGGCTTGCTTTTCGTCCAGGAATGGCTCGGTTTGGTCACGCGTCTTGAATTCCGGCGGGAAGTCAACAGGGTCTATGCCAAGCGCGCTTGCCATCTGGAGCAGATATTGGTGCAGCGCGCACAGGTTAGGCGTCGGCATTGGGTTTATCACCGCGATTCGGATCGAACCTGTGCGTCCAGTTCGTCCTCGAACTGTTGAAGTGCGCGGGCGAACCGCGCGCGCAAACCGTGCACGTCATTGGACGCATTGGACGCAGAGGTAACAGAGATTGCGTCAAGCAGCCGGGAGCGTTCCTCCGCATCCAGGTACGCAAACTTGAACTCTCCTGCACGCCCCGGCGCGCGCTTGCAAAAATTCTTGAACTGTCTGCGCTCGGTCGCTTTCAGCGCATCGAGCACACGCGGGTCAGCAATAGATTTTGCATACTCGCGATTCAAACGCGATTCGGCGTCATCCGCGCCCGGCGCGCCGACAGACGTCCCCCCTTCTGTGCTCGACTGACCCATTGGCAGCATTTCGCCGTCCAAGCCCGGTAACCCTG